ATCGGAAAGTTGATGTTTATCAACTGGAATGTATTGAACTCTCACACCCTTCTTTTATGAATACTTACCGGGTAGTCCGTAATGATGACCGAGGTGTCTATGTACAACATAAGGAAGGATCCGGTCAGGTCTATTATGAGTTCTTGCCAGTCTCAATCCAAAGATCCGGAATGCTTGGTGATCTGGACCAGACATTAACCGTTTCTATCTCTGGTCTAGGTGATGTGATGCCTGATGAGTTTGAACGGGTAATCGAAGGGCAATATCCAGATGTAAAGCCAACAGTAAACTACCGGATTTACAGTTCAGACAATCTGAATTCTCCAATGTTTTATTTACTTGGACTGCAACTCTCCAGTGTTGCCATGAACCATAAGGCTGTGACATTCAAGGCCGAATCACCGCGATTAAATACCACTAAAACCGGAGATATCTTTGCACTGGATCGCTTTAGTGGCTTGAAGGGGGCTATATGAAAGGTCATGATCATTTGCTCGATAGGCAATATGACGAAGAACACTACAATTGTGTTCACTTTGTTCATGAAGCTGTAATGGACCTATACGGTATAGATCGGGCGGAAGCGCTTGAACTCTTTATGCAGCCTAAGGGCAAAATTACTTTTTTATCTTCACGGTTAAAACTTTTAAATCCGCTGCCCATACCCAAGGAAGGCTGCATAGTCGCCTTCCATCCTAGACAAAGAAATAAGCCCCCGCATGTGGGGCTTTTTCGTGGGCAAAAGATTCTTCACCTCATGGAAAGCGGAGTCACATATTTGCCTGAAGAGGTCGTGATGGGAATGGGGTTTAATCGGGTCAGTTATTATGATTAAAGTTATTTATAAAAAAGATGCTTTGTCTGAAGAAAAGACAATTGAACAAGCTCAAACGATTGGGCAATGGCTCACTTCAAAATATGAACATATGCCTGAACATGTCCGTATCTTTCATACTACAAGCAATATGGATCATGCCGAAATTTCATTTGCGAATGAAGTCACACCGAAGAATGCATATGACTTAAAGCAGCTTGATTTCTTACCGGGCACTTTTATCGTAGTTGAGAACCCTAAATGGGTCGCGGCTATTGTTTCGATTGTGATTAGTATTGCGATCGCATTTTTAATGCCGACGCCATCAATAGCACAAACGACTCAAAATACTAACCAGTCTTCTTCAGCAAACAATGAACTTTCTAACCGGGAAAACAAGATCCGGGTGAATGGTCGTATTGCTGATAACTATGGAGCTGGGTGGAATACTCCCGACCTAATCGCAGTACCTTACAAGGTATATGAAAACAACGTTGAAGTTGAACATGTAGTGGGCTGTATTGGTCGTGGACACTATCACATTAAAGGAGCTTATGACGGTGAAACCAATATTGTCGATATTGCCGGTGCATCGGTAGAAGTCTATCAACCGGGTGTCGATATTGTCTCGGGTGAGCCATATTTCTCGCTTGGTACCGAAATTACAACTCCACCCTTAACGGTTCAGCATCAAACTTCTGTTAATGGCCAAGTTCTCCGTCCAGCAGATACACAGTCTTTAGAAGGTACGAACTATCTTCATTTTGCTTATCCAAATGAGATCCTTCGGGCAACAGCGAACAACACAGATTTAACCACTAAGTTTGTTAGTAATGACCGGGTAGAAGTCACAAATGCTTCGTTTACTTACAACGGCCAGACTTATGATTTAAACGGTACATATAGCGTTTTATCCGTTGCTGATGATCGCATGACGCTATCAAATCCAGCTGCCGTTAATACTAACTGGTTAAAGCTTAAAGAGTTAAGTAACCAGCAAACAGTAGCTTTATCACCAAAGATCAGTTCAATAGGTGAAAAATGGATTGGTCCATTCATTCTCGACAATGTCGAACGAAGTCGGGTGCTATGTAATTTTGTGGCCACAAATGGACTTTACACAGTTTCTTCAGGTGGAAATCAGGGAGCTGTAAACGTCACGATTGAAGTTGAAGTAACGCCGGTTAATGAATCTGGTGCAGCCATTGGCAATCCAATGCTGAAGCAGATCATCCTAAAGGGTTCAGCAAAGTCACGTCAGACAGTTGGTGCAACACTGGATATGGTGACATTTCAGGGTCGCTGTAGTGTCCGCGCACGCCGTTTAACACCAACACCGGCAGTTACAACAGTAGTTGATGAAGTAAAGTGGCAGGCGCTTTATGGTGCTTATCCCTTGCAAAGCACAGTGTATGAACATGAAACGGTTTTTCGTGCACGTACTTATGCAACGACCGGAGCTTTATCTGTTAAGTCCCGTAAGATCAATTTTGATCTTCAGCGGATGTTGCCGACTTTTAAAAACGGCGCAATGACGACAGAGCTATTTCCAACATCAAGCTTTGCTGATGCACTGGTTTCAATGGCACTGGATGACAAGATTGGCCGCCGTACGATCGACGAAATAGATCTGGAAAATATCTATCGGACTTATAACGATGTAGTGGATTATTTCGGTACACCACTAGCGGCAGAGTTCTGCACCACTATTGATGATACAAACCTATCTTTTGAAGAACTGGTCACCAATCTTTGTGATGCCGTGTTTTGTACCGCATATCGGCAAAACAATAAACTCAAGCTTTATTTTGAACGGCCAACTGATAACTCGGTAATGCTGTTTAACTTCAGGAATATCATTCCGGATAGTTACAAGCATGACCTTACCTTTGGCGTGATGGATGATTACGATGGACTGATCTATGAATACACAGATCCGACCGACGATAGTCGTATTAATATCTATTTGCCGGACAAAGGAGCAAAGAACCCGAAAGAAGTGAAATCCGTTGGGGTACGAAACAAGTGGCAAGCTCATTTTAATGCGTACCGGATCTGGAACAAGCTTCGGTTTCAACGTAAATCCATCACCTTTGATGCAGCACCTGAGTCTGAACTGCTGGTTTTACGTGACCGGATTGCTGTAGCGGATTATCGCAATGGTATTCATCAAAGCGGGGAAGTGGTACAGCAAGAAGGTTTAATCCTCACCTTAAGCCATGATGTAGATTTCATTGCAGGCAAGAGCTATGTGATTTATCTGCAAATGGGGGATGGCACAGTGGACCTGATTCCTGTTACCGCTGGATCTGCCAAGAACAAGGTGATTTTAGGCCGTTTACCGAACGGGGCCTTAAAGCTTAGTCCTGATGATTTTGTGAATACTATCTATACGGTGGTTAATGACGATACCAAAGGCTCACTGCCTTATCTGGTTGCAAAAAGAGAACCGGCTGACCAGTTCTCAAATACCATTACGGCAATTAACTATGATGAACGTTATTACCTCAATGACAAGGACTTTATTGATGTACCGGTTGATGATTCACCGATCTACATTCGATATGACCAGCTTGATATTAATCTGGCACGTTTATATCAAATGCAAAGAGGTGATTTACCAACGACTGGAGAAATTAGCTTTGTAGTTGAAGCTGGTGCGCTGGTTTCAAGTTCAAGTTCTTATCGACCTGAAACAAGGATGGTTTATAAGTTTGACTATAATAATAGTCCTGCAAAACGAGAGTATATCGTTCCTGCTGCAACTGAATTACCAGCGATAGATACAGGGGAGTTCCCACCTGATCTGGTGGTAAATCTGACGATTAAAGGTGCGGTAGTTGGGCGTGGTGGTGATGGAGGATTGCCACATTTGGCATTTGGTGCATGGTCTACCGATCCTGATTACAACTTTACCAAACCCCGCCGTGATGGGTTTCAGGGAGCACCGGGTTTGTTGAACCGGCACAGTAAATTGAACCTGATCATCGATGGTGGAACTCTGGCTCGAGGCGGATCTGGTGGTGGCGCAACACCAAGCGGTATTTACACTGAATTAGCATATGGGGTCCAAGGTATACCCGGTGGAGCTGGAGCACCTTTTGGTCGGGTTATGACGGGACAGCCGATTTCAAATGACTCGCAAGACTGGCGTTGGTATTTAAATGGTGACTTTATGGTTGTCAAAGTAACCGATGCTGAAGCTGCAGTGCCTGGTAAAGGTTACCGAACCCAAAATGATCGTTATGGATCTCCATTGTCTGGTGATGGTGGAAATTGGGGCGAACGTGGTACCAAGTCTACCAATGATGGAACATGGAACTGGCAATACCATGGAACGACGGAAGGCCAGCCGGGACTGGGAGGACCTGCAATTATTGGAGTTGCTCCACTTACAACCAAATTAATGAATGGAGGGAAAATCTTACAAACCCTTTAAACCTTATAAGAACTTTGAGCACCCAATTTGGGTGCTTTTTTATTGTCTAAATTTTTTGGAGATATTAATGGAACCAGTTTCCACAAGCGGTTTTACAGCACTACTAAAATTGTACGGGATTGCAATCATGGTGACTTTAGCGGTCGGTTTGGTTGCAGCAGTGGTATTAATGACTCGTATGCCACGTTCACCACAAGAGTGGGCAGTAGGTTTGATCTGTACGGTTGTTTCAAGTTTGGCTGGTGGCTCGTTCATCATTGTGAAGTGGGGGCTTCATGAATGGGTTACTGATGTATGGGGGATGATCGCACTTGGTGGATTCTTCTTTGTTTGTGGATTACCCGGTTGGGCTTTAGTTCGTTGGATCTTTAATTTCATTGACAAACAGGAAGGTAAAACGATCGTTGAAGTGATCAAAGAGTTTAAGAAAGCCAGAAAAGACATTGAAAACAGTTAATGCCGCCTTCGGGCGGTTTTTTTATATCTGAAGGAAACCGAAATGAACATTGAAAAATATCTTGATGAATTAATTAAGCGTGAAGGTGGATATGTAAACACCCCAGCCGATCGAGGAGGTGCTACCAAATACGGTATTACTGAAGCTGTAGCACGTGAAAACGGCTATAAGGGCAATATGAAAGATTTGCCTCTGGATGTGGCCAAAGCAATTTATCGGAAACAGTACTGGATAGAGCCACGTTTTGATCAGGTTAATACTCTTAGCTCTGCAGTAGCTGAAGAACTTCTAGATACTGGAGTGAACTGCGGTATCAACTTTGCTAAACCACTTTTACAGCGTGCTTTGAACTTGCTTAACAATCAAGGTAAAGCTGGGTATGCAGATTTAAAGGTTGATGGTGTTTATGGTTCTAACACTTTAGGTGCTCTAAAAACCTATCTGGCCAAGCGTGGGAAAGAAGGCGAGAAAGTCCTGGTGCGAGTTCTCAATATTATGCAAGGACAACGCTACATTGAAATCTGTGAGCGTAATCCAAAGCAGGAACAGTTTTTCTATGGCTGGATTTCTAATCGAGTGGTGATCTAAATGACTCAATCAGAAACAGTAACTGAGCTTACGCCATATTTAGAATATTGGAGCAGCGGCATCTATATGTTTAAGTGCCCCGGTTGTAAATATTTGCATCCATTCCATGTGAAAGAAGGTGCACATCACAATGGCAGTACTTGGGATTTTAACGGCGATATAGATAAGCCGACTTTTACACCATCTTTACTGGTTAATGATCATTACCCGGCGAGCCGATGTCATTTATTTTTGACTGAAGGAAAGATTCAATTCTTATCGGATTGTCATCATGAACTCGCTGGCCAAACTGTCGACATGGTACCGATCGATGTCTAGGGCTTTATTGCTATGTATTCTGCTATCAGGATGCACTGCTCATACAATTAATAGTAATGTGAATGTAGTCATTTGTGTAAAAGCTCTCTAAGGAGGGCTTTATTTAAGAAAAATCAGTTTTTTTATCAGGATTAATAATCCATTCAATTGTTAATTCATCTCTGTCATCTCTACGTGAAACATCTTTAACATCAACTATTCTAATTAAAGCATAATATCCGTTATTATTTTTTAATACCGCAATTTCATTTTCCTTTATTTCTCTTGACCTTGATGTGAAATCGAAGGCTTCAGCATTTCTAATCTCGTTAAAAGAAAATACATTGTCAGCTAATGCGATTACTTCAATAGTGTCTTGATCATTATATAAATAGATTGATTCACCACCCGCTTTAGACCATTGCGTAGCAAAAGTAAGCTGATCAATACCAATAGTGAAAATTCCATTATTTGATGAGTAATTGAAAGAATCTCGCCCTTTTAATCTCTTGTTGCCATAATTAGGTTTAGGCCAGACAAGACCTGTTAATGCTGCAATACCACCAAAAAGTACAACTAATGGTTCGAGACGTGAACAATCTAAAATGAACCAAAAAATACTTAAGACAAGGAACATGACCGTACAAAATACACTTATTCTATATTGCCAAAGTGTTAATTTATAAATCATAGTTTTTAACCCCTATTAGTTTACAATTTAGAATTAATTAATTTTTTGCTTTTATCTCTGAAATTGCTTTAGACCGAATTTGTTCTATTTGATCTAAAACTTTGATAACTTCTTCGATAGCTAGATCTATTTCTTTTTGGATGTCAGCCTCTGAAATACTTTCGAAATTTTTACTCTTTAACAATGATCTTAGTTTGTATTGCACTTCAAAACCTTTGTTTAAACTTGCATTAATACTTAAATAGACTTTTTTAAAATCAAGATCATCTAGTAAACTGAATTTATTTGCATTAGTCCACGAGGCAAAACCTCCCTCATAGTATTGTTCATGATAGTATTCAATGACCTCAATGAACACTTCAACTTCGGTACCACTAGCAAAAAATGAATTATTATGCGAGCTATAATATTTACTATGGTATTTGAGCGTGTCTAAATATCGAGTAGATACTTCTTCTAAAATATCTAATCGATTTAAATATTCTAATAAAATACTACTTTTTAAATTATGATTATGCTCTTCTCGCCAATCATTGAATAAATATGCTGCGATTCCTGCTGCCCCTAATGTGGCAATAGCGCCAAAGATGCTTCCAGTTGTTGAAAGGCTATCTTGGATAGCCTTTGAATTTCCCCAGTAGAAATATAAAATTCCAAAAATACAAATAAGTAGTAATAGTAGTATTAACCCTATAATAAAAATACTTATGGAAATGACACTTTTATTCATCAATCACCAACTGTTCCTAAAATAGGAATCATCTGTGGCCCCGTCATTCGAGCCTTACCAATAATTTCAACCAATTCATCATAAGTTAAATTAAAAGAATCTTCACTATCAAAAACATAGACCATATTTTTACCTTCATATTCTGGCGGTGTTGGAGGAACAAAACGCTTAGGGATAAGAGTTTGTGTTAATTGTTCGTCAGTTAGTCGTGTAAAGTTCATGTTAAGTTCCTCATTAAATGGTTAATTGAGCAAATATTTGCTCAAAATTGGTAATAGTTAATAAAAGTGAGCAAATATTTTCTCATTTCGTTACCAGTGGTAGTTCATCCCACCGAAAGGGATTCCTGCTAAGTTTGTCGCGGCTCATGCTCCAGTTCCGATTAGGGATAAAGCAGGGACCTACACCAATCTTTTTCTTTCCAAATTTGCTGTGAATACCATCCATAGCCTGCATCAAACATTCCTTTTTCTCTATATGTTTAAAATCGGTGAGAAGGTCATAAGTATGGCCAGACTTTGGCTCTAAACATGTCAGCACTACGCCGCACTTCTTATATTTAACTCCTTCTTT